AATTTAAAGGGGCCTTCGGGCCCCTTTTTATTTGCACAATTATATTTAAAAGCGTATACTCGACGCACTGCACAATTTTTATAAAAAGTTAACATAGACTCGTGCAGTAGACTGAGTCTCGGACTATGTTAGCGGAACGGAGACAAATATGGGAAATACAACTTATTCAGGTCCTTTAAGATCTGAGGGTGGTGTACAACTTGTTAGTAAAGAAGCAACAGGTAAAGTACACAACAGAACACTAGGCACAACAGCTAAAGATGCTAGAAGAGTTTATTTAGACGAATGGTTTTTACAAAGACCTGGTCTAAATGCAAACATCGACCAAGTATCAACAGTTGAAGTCCAAAGAGCACTAAACAGAAACTGGGAAGCGCTTGGAACTAACATGACTACTGCACTATGTACTTTTGCTGGAACTTCAGGTGGAGTTAAAGCAACAACTGCTGGCGCAGATGAAGACCAAGCAATACTTACACCTCATTTAGATACTGCTGCAACAGCGTGGGCAGGTTGTCTATGGGGAACAGAGAATGAAACACATTGGGAAACGTCTATTCAGTTACCAGCTATTGATAACCAAAAAGTTTGGGCAGGTTTAAAACTAACTAATGACCAACTTATAGCAACTGATGATGACCAAGCGTATTTTAAATTTCAAACTGATGCTACTAACTCAGAAGCATTTACTGATTTTACTAAACTACACTTTGTTCACTCAATTGGTGGTACAGACCACATCGCTCAATTACCGATTACTGTAGCAGCGGACACTATATACCATTTAAAAATAGAAATAGATTCTGCTAGAAAAGCAACTATTTTTGTAAATGGTGTTCAGTATAATGTTGCAAACGTAGCAGGTTCAACTGGTGGTACAGCAGTTACAGAAGTACAACCAAGTGCACTTGCAGTGAAAACTGCAGCACTAACAGATGACGTTGACTTTATTCCTTACAATGGAATCGAGGCAGGAGCTGGCGCTGCGGAAGCATTGATCAGTCATTACGTTTGTATGAGCAGAAACGTTTTTGAATAAAAATAAATAATGTGGGCCTTCGGGCCCACAGTTTCTTGATTAAGGAGGGAAACAAATGGCAGATGTAGTAACAGGACCAACGATCATGCAAGAAAATGATCAACGTGTGGTCATTAAATATGTAAATCAATCAGACGGAACAGGCGGAACGACAGTGTTTGGAGACGTGTCAGCAATGGCAACAAACTCACACGGTGATTCTTGTTTGCACCTAGTATTATTAAGATTGTGGTTTGCATGTGATACCGGAGACGGTGGAGATTCATACTTACGTTTAGACGAAGAAGATGATGATGGAGATATTCCTATTCTAGGCTTAACAGGAACAGGCTATTGGGACTTTAGAGAGTTTGGTGGTTTAAAAACAGATAAATCAGCAAACACCAATGAAAGTGATGTTAATGCAGTAGTACCAGGCGCAGCTGATTCTGGAAACATGTACAGTATTGTAGCAGAGTTTAAAAAATTATATTAAGGAGTAGCATATGCCGAATACTTCTTCAGGAACATCAACGTTCGACAAGACTTTCTATATAGATGAGATTATGGAAGAGGCTTATGAACGACTAGGTGTTCAAGACCTCAACGGATACAGACTAAAATCTGCTAGACGTTCTTTAAACATAATGTTTCAAGAATGGGGCAATAGAGGTTTGCATTATTGGGAACTAAAAGAAACAAACATAAATCTTGTTGAAGGACAAGCTGAGTATCATTTTTTTAGAAGTGCGGCAGATGACACATCTGATACAAACAGGGCGCAAGCTACGACAGTACAAACAGATTCTACAATTTTTGGTATGGACGATGTACTCGAGGCAACATACAGAACTAGCAGAGGAACTACATCACAAGCAGATGTAGCATTAACAAAAATAGATAGGTCTACTTATTCTGCGTTATCTAACAAACTAACAAAAAGCCAACCAACACAATATTACGTGCAACGTTTTATTGATCGTGTGACTGTAAGTGTATATCCAACACCAGATGCTACAGCCGCTGCATCAGAAGTTCATTTATATTATGTAAAAAGAATAGAAGACGCTGGAGATTACACAAATTCAAGTGATGTTCCTTATCGTTTTGTACCGTGTATGGTATCAGGTCTTTCTTACTATTTGGCATTGAAAGAAAAACCAGAACTAGTACCACAACTAAAAATGATTTACGAAGATGAATTAAATCGTGCATTAGTAGAAGATGGTTCTTCTACAAGTACACACATAACACCGAAAGCGTATTACCCAAATGTCTAATTTTGCAACAGGAAGAAAAGCAAAAGCTATATCTGATCGTAGTGGTTTAGAATTTCCATACATAGAAATGGTAAAAGAATGGAATGGTTCTTTAGTGCATATTTCTGAGTTTGAAGCAAAGCACCCACAATTAGAGCCTAGACCTCACAAAGCTGATGCTCAAGGACTAAGAGACGCTAGACCAGATAGAACAGAAACAGCTGCACCTAATTTATTAAAAACAGATTCTTTTAAAACAGGGTCTGCTAGTTCTTCAACAATTACGGTAACAGAAGAAAATCACGGTAGATCAACAAGTGACACTGTTCGTTTTTATGCTGCAACTAGTTTTGACGGTATTACAGCTACAAACATAAACGCAGCTGCAGGTTACACAATAACTGTGGTAGACACAGATACATATACGTTCTCAGTGTCGACAGATACTGCAACAACTGGTAATTTAAGAGGAGGAGGGTTCCGCGCTTATGCAGGACCTACAACAATAACACCATGACAACATACGCAGAACTAGTAACACAGATAAGAGATTATACAGAAACAGATAGTAATGTTTTAACAACTACTATTGTTAATGATTTTATAGAACATGCTGAAATGAGACTATACAGGGAGCTAGACCTTGACGTATATAAGAAAAACGCAAGTGCTGTATTAACAGCTAGCACACCGTTTGTAACATTGCCTGGTACAACACCTGCTTTATTTAGTGCTATTCGGTTTGTGTCTATATTTAGTTCGGCAGGAGCATTAGGTGGTTTGACAAATAATGAAAGAATAGTTTTACAGAAAAAAGACCCTTCCTTTATATCAGAATATTGGCCAAATAGAACTAGCACAGGTATTCCAAAATACTTTGCAACGTACGATGAAGACTCATTAATTCTTGCACCTACACCAAATGCGGCTTATACTATGGACATTGAGTATTATGCTCAACCAACAGGATTATCTTCAAGTACTACCTCAACGTGGATTAGTACAAATGCTCCAACAGCATTGTTGTATGCCTGCCTAATCGAAGCTTTTAAATTTTTAAAAGGACCTGATAACATGTTAGCTTTGTACGAAGCGTCTTATAAAAACGCTGTCAAGACACTAGCAACAGAACAAATGGGTCAAAAACGACGTGAAGAATATAGAGATGGAGCGGTAAGAATACCAATTCCATCTGTAAACCCGTAAGGAGAAAATATGGCAAACGTAATATGTAATGTTTTTAAAGAGCACCTTCTAAAAGGTAATCACAATTTTAGTGCATCGGGCGGAGACACATATAAACTTGCTCTTTACACATCGTCTAAAACAGTTTCTGCATCAGCAATAACTGGTTACAACGATACTAATGAAGCAGCAAATGCATCAGGTTCTGGTTACACTGCAGCAGGTAACACATTAACTAATAACGGCGTTACAGGTAGTTCTTCTACATCTATAGTGTTTGCAGACTTTGCTGACACTTCTTTTACAACAGTTTCTACAACAGCGCGGTACGCGCTCATTTATCAATCATCAGGTGGTGCAGCAACAGCAGGACTTGCTACTGATTCAGCAGTATGTATGTTAGATTTTGGTGGTGATTTTTCTACTACAGCAGGCACCTTCACAGTGCAATTTCCAGCCGCAGATACGAGTAGTGCTATTATAAGAATATCGGGGTAAGGTTTTATGGCATTAGTTCTAAACGATAGAGTCAAAGAAACCACAACGACAACTGGACAGGGTACCATATCTTTAGGTGGTGCTGCAACTGGTTTTGAAACGTTTGTAACTGGTGTTGGTGACACAAATACAACTTATTATATTATTGTACACGAGTCAGACGGCACGTGGGAAATAGGTATTGGAACTATTGGTGACGCGTCTCCCGACACTCTTGCACGAACCACGGTAATCGATACATCAGCAGGTAACACAACTAAAATAGATTTTGCAGCCGGTAGTAAAACAGTATTTTGTACACTGCCTTCAAGCAAAGCTGTATTTCTGGATGCAGATGGTGACGTTACATTAGGTGCTAATTTAGACATTGGTGGTAATTTAGTTGTAACTGGTACAACAACATTTAATGGTGGCACACTAACTCTTGGTGATGCTAACACAGACAACATTGTATTTGGTGGTGAGGTTGATTCTAATATTATACCTGATGACGACAATACATATGACTTAGGTAGTTCGTCAAAAGAATGGAAAGATATTTATATTGATGGTGTGGCTTATGTAGACGCTATTAATTTTAATGGTACAGCTATTAGTGCAACTGCTGCAGAACTTAATATTATGGACGGAGTTACGTCTACTGCTGCAGAATTAAATATTTTAGATGGTGTAACATCAACAGCCGCAGAATTAAATATACTAGATGGTGTTACTTCTACAGCAACAGAACTAAACATATTAGACGGTGTAACCG